CTTGGCTGATTGCTTTGTCGATACTCATTTGAGTCCTTAATAATATTCCATGCGTCTGCGATATACAGGTTCATCTGGCTCATCAGAATCGATGGAAATGAACCCGCCTTGACGGAATCTCATAAGAGCTTGGCTTGAAGAGTCAACAAGGTCATCATGATCGCCATTGGGGAAGGAAGCCATTTCATCCATCACTTCTTCAGCCCAACGAGTCTCTGGACACCAGACAACACCTGAAGCAAACAGATCGGAGATTGCGTTTACACGCGAGATCTTATCGTTTCCTTTACCCGGTGTAAACTCAGAAAGAGGGATGCCCATCTTTCGCATCTCATAAATGAGCGGAGCACCTGCGGCACGTTTCTCCACAATCAATGTATCGGGCTGCCATTCCTGCCAGAGTTCTAAAGCCATCTTCTTAAGCTCAGGAAACTCCATCCTCTGTTTAAACGCATCTAACAGGATGATGTTTGGCCGCATATCACCGGTTTTATTGGGGTGCTGGAACACACCCCACGTTGTACAGGCAGAATAGTCTGCGCGGTTGTTCTTTTCAAAGGCGGTGTCCCAAGATTGAATGATGTATTCGCACTGCGGGGGGCTATCTTTCTCCCAAATCATCCATTGGTCCCGCTTGATGATCGCGCCTTCTTCGGATGTTGGGTTCTGTTGATACTGAGCCTCCCATTTGGACACTGGAAGCTCTGCTTTCAGCGCTTCTAGGGCGTCTTTTGACCAAAAACCGGGCCAAAGAGGGACGCCAGAGGGCATGATCGCCGGAAAATCGATGATTTCCCACTGATCTACGCCGTCTTTACCCGCGTTTTTAAGAATTTGACCTGTCAAGTCACGTTTTGACCAGCGAGTCATCACAATAATGATGGCTCCACCGGGCTGCAATCGCTGGCGCGGGCCAGATGTGAACCACTCATAGACAGAATCAAACACCGCAGGGTTGCCTTGCTTGGCTTCCTGCTCCGAATGAGGGTCGTCAATGATTAAAAGGTCAGCACCCTTGCCTGTAACAGCGCCGCCAACACCGATAGCAAAGTAATCACCACCCATGTTAGTGTTCCAGCGACCTGCGGCCTTTGAATCACTTGATAGCTTTGTATCAAATACCCTTTGATAGTTCTCTGAAGAGACAAGATTCCTAACCTTTCGTCCAAATCCGGTGGCTAATTCTGCGGTGTGTGCAGTCTGAATGATCTTCTTCTCAGGAAACTTACCCAAGAACCACGACGGGAGCAGATAAGAAGCAAACTCAGACTTTGTATGCCGGGGAGGCATGTTGATGATCAACCTCTTAAGGTCGCCCCTAGCGACCCTCTCAAAGGCATCTGCCATGATGGCATGGTGTTTCCCTGAGATAAACACAGGCCACATCTGCGTCACAAAATAAAGAAAAGATTCCTTGGACTTCTCAACCTTGTCCATCTCCAGAAGCTTCTGTATCTTCACCCTCGTCCCAGAATCAATCTTGGGATTGTCCAAAGCCTCCATATAGGCTTTAACTTCTGCGTGGGTTAACAAACTCATAACGCAGCCATCTCTTTCACAGACTTATCCACAAGCTTGATCGAATGAAACTTATAAGGCCGGATGGTCAGATGGCCATCCTCCTTTAACCGGTGGACGATCCTGTGAACGTTTGACTTAGAACTCAATCCAATCCCCTTAGCAATGACCTCATAGGACGGAGGAACTCCGTGCAACCTGATGTAGGCACGTATGAAGTCTAGTACTAACTGCCTATGCTTGGTCATGTGGTGAGTTTAAACGATAATGAGAACGTTCGCAACTGTTTAAACGAAAATATATATAGGGGTGGGGGTTGGCGATTTGGAAAGGAAGGGGGGGTCATTCTGTGGGAGATGTATGGAAGAGTGGAATAGAGCGTAATAGACGGGCGGGTGGTCAACGGCCTGCATGGGGGGTACGGAGTGGGTGGGTGACGCATCACACGCCATCGTCAACGGGTGGCCTCACCTTTTGTTTAAACGCTGTGGCTTGCACGTCCATCACCGATGACCGATCCCCCTTGAGAAGCTTTAGATGCGAGGCCAGTTCGCGCTTGAGTTGATCTGCGGTCACTGGTGCTTTGTCTTGCACCTCTGTTGGTGTAAACAGGCCACAGGCTTTGCCCATCAACTCCAGTGCTTTTAACTGTGTGCTTGGTTGACTGTCTTTACTCAGTGCAAGCAACCCCTTAAGCACATAGCGTTTAGACGCTACAACGTCATCGATGAGGTGCTCGATCGTTTCCCCCCATGCTTCCTTCAATGCCTCTTGCACCCTTGGATCTTTCATCAGCTTGTTGGCTGATGCGCTGATAGATGCATCGCTTCCAGTGTCATTCTGAAAGGCCTCACGGTAACTGGATCTAAGGCTCTGCCCTCTGATAACACCTTGAATGAACCTTTGCTGGCCTACCGTCAACGGTTGCCCTCTTTTATGTTCACTTGCCACTGGTAGTCCATCTACTCTTCTCCTAGGCTTAGGTGCTTGCCTTGCTAGAGCATGGGCAAACTGTTTCGCTTCGCTTTGTTCAACTGCGCTCTGTTTCTCCCAGTGCTCACCCGCCTCGGCCAGTGCCGCCTGATACTCACCCGATGTAGTCTTTCCCATGATCACCGCCTCCATTTTTTGACTGACCCGTTCAATTGATGTTCACTGAGTACACCCCGCGAACTGTTCGCATTATATGTTATTCACAGGTTACTAAGGCCTGTGGATAAGTGCCAAAGTTATCCACAAGATGTTATCCACAGCTTATACATATCCACACCAGCCCTAAAGTTATCCCCACAAAAAGTGGACAAAAAGGGCATAGTTATCCACAAAATTAGGGTTAACCCTTTGGCCTCTAGAATCGATTTTAAGACCCCTAGGAGCGTCCGTTTTCCAAAGTGGCTACCCTACCCTCACCCGCCTCCCGATCGCCTCGTATACGCGGTTTGTTGTTTTTAAACCACGCCCAAAAACAGGCCAAAAAATGACCGTTGGCACGCATCATGCTACGCGTACGCGCGCGCCTGATTTCTTTTTTGTTGGCCTAGAAAACCCCGTTTTGTAATAACCCTACAAATTAGTCAACTAAATATTAGGAGACTTGTGTAAACAATATTAATCTGTTCAAATCAGGGTTCTACCGATTTTGGTAGTCAACAAAAAGGATCTTAAAAATGCTGATTCACACTGAGAGAGAAACCTACTTGCAAGCCGCAGTTGAGGAGTTACGTCCCTCCTTTTCCGCCAACGGCCACACCCTCCCCTTGGCTATTCGCGTGTCATGCGCTCTGCCCTCTAATGCCAAGCGCAGTGGCGCGATCGGTGAGTGTTGGGCTGACACCCGCTCAGGTGACGGCCACTATGAGATTTTCATCAGCCCTACTTTGGCTGACCCCGCACGTGTCTTTGATGTGCTGATCCATGAACTCTGCCACACCGCCAAGGGATGCATGAACCATGGCGTCAACTTCCGCAAACTGGCCGAGGCAATGCTCTTGATCCCCGCTACCAACTCATGGAAAGCCACAGTGGCCGCCCCCTCTTTTATGGCCGCCTATGGGTCAATCATTGAAGGCCTTGGCGAGTACCCTCATGCCCCCTTGGATATGTCATCTCGCAAGACTCAAGGCACTCGAATGCTCAAGGCCTCATGCCCCTCGTGCTCGTACACCGTACGCCTCACGGCTAAGTGGGCATTTGATTCTTATGGAAGCCCCCGCCTCCCGATCTGCCCCTGTGGCGATACCTTGGCACTCGTTTAAACGTAGGAGAGACTCATCATGGCAACAACTCAAAACATCAAACTGCAAATTGCACGTGTCAAAAACACCGTGCTCAATGGGGCAATGCTCCAGTTCGCCAACCGCCCCATGGCCAACAAAACCGAGGCCATGGAGGTGCTCGCTGACATGGTGCTCAATGGCTCGATCACCCTTGAGATGATCCAAGCCGCCCCTGAGACGGCCATCACCGCAACCGAGGCCGTTGATCCCGCAATGGTACAGGCCGCAAGCAAAGTGGCCGCACGTGCAGAGACAGTGGCACTCGATGCCCTCCGAGTTGGCATCAAGGCTGAGAACATGGCGGGCAACCTTGAGAGCGTGGTCAAAGAATTGATCGATGAGGTGAAGACCATTGTCAACCGCCCCGCTCAGGGCGTGGATACAGCCTCAGTGCAAGCGCAAGTGACCAAGGCCGTGGCCGATGCATTCAAGCCCTTTGCCGAGGCCGTAGAAGCCACTGGCACTCAGGCCGCAGTGGCGGCCATGACCGTGGTGCACAAGGTTGACCGCAAACCGTGCGTTGACGTTTTCGGCATTGATCTGCGCGACATGAAGGGCAACCCAATGATGGTTGACATTTACAACGCACAGTCAGCCCCTCCCATCGATCCCCACTTTGTGTGGCAAGAGGCCATCTTGCGTCACTTGATCTTGTCTCAAGAGACAGGCGAAAACACGTTCATGGGAGGCGATAAGGGGACTGGCAAATCACAAACTGCCTCTCAGTGGGCGGCTCGCACTGGCCGCCCCTACGTGCGCTATAACTTCCATCAGCAAACAACCGCAGATGACTATGCGGGTGCACAGGCCTTGGAGCAAGGCTCATCAGTGTTTAAACGTGGTGATTTTCTACAGGCCTACGTGTCCCCCGCGACTGTGATCTTGCTCGATGAAATCAGCTTTGCCAAGGCGGGAAACCTCGCCACATTGAACGGGTTTTTGGAAGCTGATGCCGTGGTGAACTATGGCGGCATGACGCACCGCAAGGCTCAGGGCGTGATGATCTTTGGTGCTGACAATACATTCGGCAATGGCGATGAGACAGGCCGCTACTCAGGCACTAATGCCATGAACTCAGCAACCCTCGATCGGTTTAGCCGCATTGTGCCTTTCACGTTCATGCCCATCGACTTAGAAACCAAGGCCGTGGTCAACCGCACAGGGTGCGACCCTCGCTTGGCCGAGCACGTGCTCAGAGCAATCAACGTGGCGCGTTCTAAGGCTCAGGATGGGGACATTGTGGAAGCCCCCTCAATTCGCTCTGTAATGGCCTTTATACGTGCCGTGAAGGTGATGCCTGTGGGTGAGGCATGGAAAACCACAGTGGCCGCACGTCAGCCCTCTGAGTCAGCCCCAGTGTTGGAGTCAATCAAGCTTTCATGCATCGATGAGAAGCTGATCAGCAAGTTAATTTAATAGGAGTGTTTAAACATGAAAAACAAATATTTTGGTTATGAGTTCCGCCCCGCAGTGGCACTGTTCGCGCACAAGATTTGCGCGGCCTTGTCACTGCCTGATGTGACCATCGAGTGGACTGATGGCACTCAAACTGCGGCCATCAATTCGCGCGGCAAGATCCGACTTGCCAACGTGCGTGATGACGCGATCCTCACTCGCAAAGACTTGGCCAAGTACGTGGGTTTTGTGATCCATGAACTGCTTCACCGCAAATATACAAACTTCAACGTGCGCGGTGCAAACCAGTACATTGACCAACTCCACAATGCCATCGAAGATGCTTGGATCGAGTCCAAGGCCATCAATGCAAACCTCACTGGCAATATTGCCGAGTTACTGGGCACGTTGATTGACGACATGGCAACGCAAGCCCTTGAGCACGTCAACCGCAACGGCTCGAAAATTGATTGGTCAGATCCCGCGCAGTACCCCTTTGTACTGGCCGTTCATGCCCGCCCTCATGCGACTGTGAAAGTGCCCATGGCCAAGGGCTTGAAGCCCATCTTTACTGAGGCCGTCAAGCGCACTGCCAAGTGCAATGATTCTTACGACACCTTGGCCGTGGCCGTGTGGGTGTACGAACAATTGATGGTTGTTGATCAGCCGCCCCCTCCTGTGAACCCTGTGAACCCTGAGCCGCCCCCACGTGGCCGCCCCTCTGACAAACCTCAAGATGAAGGCGCGGATGATGGTCAGCCCTGTGATGATGGCGAGCCAGTAGAAGGCGAAGAGGGCGAAGAGGGCGAGCAAGGCGACAAGGGCAATGGCGAGGGCGAAGACGGCCAAGGCGACCAAGGCGATGAGCAAGGCGACCAAGGCCAAGGCGATGCCGAGGGTGAGGGTGAAGGCGAAGGAGAGGGCGAAGGAGAGGGCGAGGGCGATGATGACGGCCAAGGCGGGGGAGGGGTGGCACGTCCCCCCGTTCGCGTCCGTGCCGAGCCTGTAGAGCCTCGCAACACCGCTCCACGTGGCACTGAGTCGCAAGGCACTTACTCTGCACAGTTCCGCTTGGCGCGTGATGCCTATCACGTGGGCGATGAAAAACGATTTGCTTTGAAAGGTTGAACCATGATCCCCGCAAAATTACGCTATGAAGTAAAACGCCTGTTCGAAAATACCGCTTGCGAATCATTCGAGCGCAACCTCAAGACAGGCCGTTTAAACGTACGTGCTTTGACCAAGCACTCGATCAGCGAAACCCTGTTTCAGCGTAGGTATGAAGAGGAGGGCATCGACTCTGCCGTGGTGATCTTGCTTGATGTATCAGGCTCGATGTATGACGCTATCAGCACAGGCGTGGGCAAGCCCCGCACCTTTCGCATGGCCTCAGCCGCCCCAGTGTGTGCGGCCTTGCTTGAAACCCTGTCAGCGGCTCAAGTGGCGACCTCCCTCGTGACCTTTGACGACTACACCTCAGTTCTCAAGCCTTGGTCAATGCATTACCGCAAGGCCATCACCATGTTGGAGCACATAGACGGCCAAGGCGGCTCTGATGATGCGACCGCCCTCGCGCACGTGCATCAGATGCTCTACAAGCGGCCTGAGCAGAGACGTATCTGCTTTGTGCTGACTGACGGCCAAGGCGACATTCAACAGGCCAAGGCTCAAGTGGCCTCAGCCGCCCGACTGGGCGTGACCACGATCGGCATTGGCATCAATGCTGACGTGTCCCACGTCTATCCCAACAACGTCCAAATTGATTCACTGGAAGACCTTGGACGTGTCACATTCACCAAGCTTAAGCTTGCCGCCTGAGGGGGGCTTTCCCCTTGATGACCGTAGTAGAAGATAACCGTTTAAACACTAGGAAAAACACCATGAAATTATCTGTCGATTTATTGGACAACTTCACTAACTCTGCCGTGATCAACATTGGCAAAAACAATGGCTACGTTGAGGCATTTATTGACTCAGCTATGGAAAACGCAACATTGAGCCTGTTTGTGTACAACAAGGCGGGTGACGTGGTGCATGAGTACTACGTGCCCCTTAAAACCCTCCGCGCTAAAAACGGTTGCGGGTATACAACACCCACGTTTCAACCCGCTCAAGATTAACCGTTTAAACATAGGAGACAAATCATGCAAGGATTAGACGCACATTATTCTGCGCTTTGGGTTGCCAATGAGCGCAGACTGGCCGAGCAAGGCAAAACCAAAACCTACACTGTCTCAGTGGCCGTGGAGGGTTACGTTGACATTGTCATTGATGCCGCCAGTAAGGAGGAGGCCAAGGCCTCAGCCCTCGATAAAGTGGAAATTCAGGGAATGCTTGTCACTGAATTAACAGTAACTGACGTGGAGCAATGGACATGAAAACTTACCGCATTACCGCATCAATGACGACCTACTGCTATGCGACCATCGAGGCCGAGAGCGAAGACGAGGCCTATGAAATCGCACGTGGCATGGATGGAGGCGACTTCACGCCTGACCCCATGAGGGGTGACTGGTCTATCGATTCAGTTTATGAGGCCGAAGAATGACTGACCAAGAAAAAATTAAATGGCTGACCACTGCCCTCACTGATCTCGCTCAATCGGCTGATCGCTACATCGATGACGGCTCTTGGGTTGATTACTTGCACAACGATATTCAAGAGGCACGTAATGCCCTTGCATTTGTTAATTCGGAGGTGACGGAATGAACCACTCACTATGGGACAAAATAGAACGTGCCGTGTTCCTGATCGGCATGATTGTTTTACTGCTTGACTTATTTTATTGGAGGCCTTGATATGTTTAAACACATTACATCTCACCCGTGGACTGTAGGCCGCAGAGGCCTGACGACCAGTAACTCAGTTTGGGGATATGAGGGTGACCATGGTATACCGATCGTGGCCGACTGTTTCAGCAAGAGCACCCCCATAGCGACTCAGAGGGCTAATGCCCGACTGATCAGCATCGCCCCTCAGATGTTCGAGATTATTCAGAAGATGCACGGCAACGCTGAGGCTATGGCCTTGGTGGCTTACATGGAGAAGAGCCATGAAGATTAGAACTCCAAAAGACCACGAATTCGAGAAGATATACAAGGCCTATGCGGGGCTGATTGAATGGATCGGGGGCAATGACGTTGATGGTAGGGAAACCCTTGGCCTACTGCTCAAAGCCTCAGCGGCCTTGGCCGTGTCGAATCACGTATCAAGAGAGGATATTTTGGAGGTGATGGGTGTCACCTATGAAATGGAACTCATGATGCGTCCCCCATCGGGCGAAGTGCATTGATGTTCAAGGTCAAGGCCATTACCCATCACGCACCTGACTTCCTCAAAGCCGCTTACAAACACGGGAACATCATTGACCTTATGAACCATGAGCGATTCATTGAAACAGGCGAGGCCTACATCACGTATGCCGCGCCTAAGGGTTTCCGAGTTTATAAGATGGGGAAGGACAGAGTGCCCCGCTACTGTGGTCAGTACGACACAATTATGCGTGCAGCATTTCATGCACGTTTAAACACATAACGCAGCGGCTGCTGGCTGCTGTAGGCGTTTAAACAGGGGGCATTTAGCCCCCTTTTCTTTTACAAAACTAAATCATCAATCAAGCTGATGAACATCGGGGTTTGTTCCCCAACGTAAGCCCCCAAGATGTTGAACTCATAGAACTCTGTGGCCTCCTCTAGATCCATGCCGTCACGCTCACAAAGAATATCAATGATCTTAGACGTGTCATAGACCACGACAGTACTCATGCCGATGCGATCAGCCACGCCCACGATTGCCTGATCAAACTCAGGCTCACTCAAGAAAAGCAAGCCATCAAACATCGATCCCAAATAATCCCGCAGATCGTTGTTTAAACTAGCTTCCTGCTTTTCCAGATTGCCTGCCTTTTCGCCGCTTGCGTTTAAACGACCATTGCTGGCCAGCTCTCCTGCAAGCTCACCAGATGAGCTACCCTTGTTTAAACTGTTAGAAGGCATCGAGATTCTCCGAGTAAGTACCTGCGGTTTTGTTGTAAAGCATTGTTGTTTCTCCTTGTGTTCCAACCCAACGATAACGGCACTTCCACACTGCGATCTCAACGTGGTGCTCTCTGCGATGGACAGTCAGCCCGCAGTCAGTCTTTGCCCACCAAGCCATTGATCCCGCGATCGACATTCCATCGGGGCGGGGTTGCTCTACGCCCTGACGGGTGATCTTAGACGGGTGAGCAATGAACCAAGTGTGAACGTCATGGGCTTTGCAGAACTTCTGAACCCTTGTCAGCATATCGCTGATGGCATTTGTTTCTGTGCCGTCGCTCTTGGGTAACTCTATATAATTATACGGGTCAATGACCAACCCACGAACTCCCATGCGTTTGACTGCGGCACGTGCTCGCTCCAAGATTGAGTCCAACGTGCTTGGCTCTTCTCCGTTTGTATCGATGAACAAGAAATGATCCTTGACGAATTTAAACGCGATGTCTTTGTCTGCCTCTGACATCCTGTCTTTACCCTCAAAGAATCTGCGCTTTGTGTAGATCTCCATCAGTCTACTGATATGGATCTCAGGTTGATTCTCAAACGAACAGACCGCGAATTTCCAGTCATGGTCACGTGCAAGGTTGACCATGATCTGATCTATGAAGTTGGACTTACCCGATGATGGGTAACCTGTGACGACTGTCAGCTGGGCGGGTGCAACCGTGTAAACGCTATCGACAGATTGATAACCCGTTGAAAACCCCTTGCCAGTTCCCTTGTTGTACAGATCATTTAAACGATCAAAGTATGTCCCAGCATCAGAAATGCCAGAAATTGGGTACGCAGCGGCAGAATCTATGACTTTAAACACCTCAGTCCGTGCCGGGTCGCCGAGATGTACCTCGTTTAAATCCTTCTTATCAAACTTGGCCAGCCTGCATTTCTCTTTTCCGATTCTTCGGGCAAGTTCTTCTGCGAGTGCTTGACCTGCATTGTCCTGATCCGTGGCAAGGACTACGTAGGGTGCGGCATCGATGATCTCACGTGCGTTCCATACGTAGGCAAACTTCTTGTCCTCGGATGGCAGAACCTTGCCATCGGCCACCTTGATTGGAGCACCTGATGGCACACTCACTACATTCTCTATGCCTAGTTCGAGAAGGGTCAGGCAGTCGATCTCTCCTTCTACGATGATCAGAGGCTCACCCTTCTTGACCATGTCGATGCCAAAGAAGTCATGCGCACCGCCTGAGTCTTGGGTAAAGTCTTTGTCGGGGAATGATCTGTACTTGGCGGCAACTAACGCACCGTTGCGGAAGTAAGGAAAGCCGATGGCTTCGTTGCTTTTACCAAGCTTACTGAAATACTTTTCTGCGGCAAACAGTTTCATCCTGTCTGCGGTCTGCTGTGATATGCCCCGCTGTTGTAGCCAGTCGTAGTGTAAACGCTCTAGCTTGTGCGAGACAATCGTTGGGTTGGGTACTGCTGACAATTTTCTCTCCTGTTGTGGTTGTACTGATCCGCTTGTTTGGCAATGGTGGCAGTGAAACACAACCGCCCCGTCTTCTTTGCGGGTTAGGGTCATGTCTTTTGAATTAGCCTTCTTGCGTTCTGTCGAACAATACGGACAAGCTACCCGTGTTGATTCGTTGAAGTGGAATTGATCCACAAAGGCTTGGTTCATTTCATGCTGCCGTCTGGGTTTCGTTTAAACGAACGATTGGCAGCAGCCGGTTTTGCTCGTAGATTGCTGATGACCGTAGTCCCACCCTTGCTCAAAGGTTTTTTGTGGTCAACGTCTTTGCCATCTCCCTTATGCACTGCGCCTGTTGCTTCAAGCATTCTTCGTGCTTTGTTTCTCTGCGCTCGTTTCTTCTTAACTGCTTCAGTGCCGTCGTAGTTAGCGTATTCTTGTTTGTAATTGCGTGTCATGATTGTGCTTTCATTACTCGTTGTGAACGCCCTGATTGTCCCTGTCTGCGCTCACCAGTGTCAATGATAAAACCCTTATCCAGTAACGCACGATACCGCGCAGTGATGGATGAATATGGGTATGCGGGGTACAAAGCACGAATCTGATCGCTGATGCAACCACGATCGCCATATTTTTTTATGGCCTCATATACCAAAGCCTCAAGTTTTGTGGTATCTACTGCGTTGGCTGATGCATGGCTTGTGTCGGGATCTTGGGTGCGCACAAGCTTTTGCGGGTCAGTGCCAAATGATAATTCTTGTTGTGTCATTCTGCTCTCCTTGTTTAAGTATCTAGTTGTACTGTTTAAATATCCAATTCAATTTGTTCGGGTGCGGTGTAGTTCTCGATAGGTACTCCTTTGTCTAGTTGATTAATTATGTCTTCTTGCGTGGCGACTCGTATTGTCATAATCCCTAATGACACATGCGCTATCGCTTGTCTGCGGTTGGATGCCCTGACCAGTCTGACCTGATCACCGACACCTATCGTGTAAACACGTTGCTTCATGTTTTCTTCCGTTTAATTTTTTTTGTTAGCAATTCGCATGATGTCCACCCAGAATCGTAGCCATCTGTAAACCCATCAGTCCAAGCACGATCCCAAGCCTGACACCAAAGTTCATAGTAGCCCCCGTACAAGGGAAAGCCTTTATCAAATAAGCCATGCTTGACTAGGTGCTTCACATCTTTGCGCTTGATGAAAGCTCCCCATGCCTTGTCACGGGCGAGGTTGTGGATTGGTATGTCGTCAAGCAAACCTTTGCTCATGCTTGTCCCCTTGCTTGGATGGCTTCACGGTTATCAATGCAAGCCGCCCATGCCGACTGCGCTGTTGGGTTTTGTTCAAGCTTCGCATACACATCTGCGTGTTTCTTGCAGACTTCAGCACACGCCTCACGCTCGGCAGAAGCAACAAGGGCGGCAAACTTTTCTAAGTCTTCCAGATATGTGCATGAGATATAGGCTTCATCAAACTCAGTAATAAACTGCGCTTCTTTTTCTGACAACCACGCCTCTCGTGCCATGCGAATAATGTCTTCTCTGTTCATCTTTTCTCCTTATCGCCCCTTGGCGGGGCTTATGTTAATTTTCACCCATAGACCCCCCTACCCCACAGGAGTAGAGAGGGATGGTTTCACCGCCCGTTAGGGCTTCTGCATGTTAGGTTGCCCTAACCCCTGTGCTTGCAGATACGACCAGCACCGTGGATTGTTCGGGAACTGCCCCCTAGCTTGCGCATACCACGTAACCCTTTGCTTCCACGCAGGCAGATTTCTACCCCTTGCTATCGTGTGGAGTACGGTTGTCGTAGGAGGGGTGAGACTAGAACTGCTCACATAAAGCAGTGTGTTTCAAAACAGAAGGATGGTAAACAATGGCGCTAACCCATTGCACAGTCCTAGTCTCAAAAACAAAAAAGGCCACTTACAACTGCGCTCGGTAGGAACCTTAACTAATGACTCTTCGACTGATCATTAGGTAAGGCGGAACGCATGTGTAAATGGCCTCAATTATTGCTTCCTACGGCAACGATTTAATTATAAGCACATCTTTTCAGGTTGTGTCAAGCAGTATCAAAAAATATTTTTAGGACATGCAGGACATGCAGGACATGAAAACCAAACTTACCCGGAGTTGTGTTTAAACAGAAAAAGCTTAACCCGGCGGAGCATTTTGGTACGTTTAA